CCTTAGGAGATGAAGGATATTCTACGATTATCTCATCATCTTGTCGAGTATTTAAATACCAATGGCTGGGGAATTGTGCAAAACTATCGCCACCAAATAATAACTTCATAGCACTATTTACTTCTTGCGTGGCTTTGAAATGCGTTTTTTAGAATTTCGAGGTTTGTTGTTTTTAAAGATTTGATCTTCGTTGATCACTTTGAATCTAATGCCTTTGCGTTTACACCATTCTGTAGCGGCTTCCCACTTGGCCGCGTTTACAACTGTTTGCATTGCTTGGCCTTTGCTTTTAGCACTTTCTAATGTTGTTTGATTTCTAGGTTTTATTTCTATAAGTTCAACATGTTGATTGCCGTCTTTGTCAGTGTATTGTATCATAAAGTCAGGAACATAATTAGTGTACTTTCCTGTAACAGGATTTCTATACGGTATCTTTACATTTTCACTAGCCCATTTAGTTATGTTAGGGTGTGCATCACACATTCGCATAAATGCTAATTCCCAACTGCTTCGGAAATAAGGGAGTTTGTCTCCTACATACTTAGAAACATTGGCTACCTCATATAGGCCTTGTGCAAACTTACTCATAGTAATTATTTATTAAGGTTGGATAAGATTTTTTGCAGGGCTTTGTTTATTAGTTGTTTCAACTGCAATTCCTACTCTGCTACCTTTTGGACGCAATTCATTTATTGCGTTGTATGCATCAATTGTAAAATCGATAGCATATCCTTTTGCTGTAAAGAAATCTAAAGGATCAATTCCTTGTGCTTCTGCTACTTGCATTATTACAGGTGCAAAAGCATTTGCATTTGCTTTTTTGTATCCTGCTTTTTCTAATTTAATTTTGACTTGCTCAAATTTTATTTGGTCTCTGATTACAAATCTTTCATCATACAGTGTTGCTAAAATTTCAGACCCTGCATCAGGTAAAGGAAATTTAATTGTAGAGCCCTCTATGTATGCCACAAGTGTATCACCTAGTATTTTATAACTAGTTTCGTTTCCAAATGTTGTATAAAGGCTTGTGCTCATATTACTCCGTTGACTCTGGTGGCGGTCGTTTTAATAATGGTTGCACATCTCTAGGTCGCTGTCTATCTGTATCACCGAGCATACCTGCTGTGCTTGTTTGATACCATGGCATGTTAGACCTTCTAACATTATCAGTTGCATCAAATTCAAAGTGTGCATCTATAGTTTCAAACCTTGCAAGATCATCTTCATTTAACTGGAAGTTAAATTTATTATTAACTGTGAAATTTTCATATTCAAATGTCATACTAAATTGTCTAAAATCAGTACTGGTATAATCTATTTGTCCTAAATCAAATTGTGTGATAGTTGGTTTAAATAATATATACTCGGTACCTGTGCCACCATGATAAACAATTATTCTTATTTGATCTATAAAACTTGGCCCGCCTGTTAAATCTCTGTGTATGTCTAAACCTGCGGCATTACTATCAAATGTATCCGTCATAAAACTGCTTGGTCTAGTCCACACACTAGATGAGGAGTCATATCCTTTTGGATCTGCATCTCTTTCATTTGGTATTGGACCTGGAGTTCCATCTTCATTTGGTGACGGTGGAGGTCCTGATGATGTTTTATTTCTAGGGTTCATATACATATATGAAAAATATTTCATAAGTAATATGAGCCATTCGTTGTTAACTGTGTCAATTACATTAATCTCTACCGGTGCATAATCCACACTGGTATTTACAACTCGTTTAATATTGTATTGATTTTTAATTTGGGTATTGAAAGTAACTGATGGTAATTTAGCAGTTTGTAGTAAACTGCTTATTTGTTCTCTGTAAGTGCCATTGGCCTCTACAAGTTGCCATACGCCGGGTGCAAACTTAAACTCCACGAACCCGTTAAAATTAAGCCTGGGAGGTGTAACCCCAGGCTTAAATCTTTCTGCATTCTTCGGGTCGCGAAAATAAAATTTATGAAATTTATCTCCGGCCATATCGAATCCTATTGATTAATTGGATTAACCAATAACGCCAGGCTGTAGAATTGGAGTTTCTGCTGGGAATGGATCACCACCGTCCGCTCTGTCACCTACTTCAGCACCGTCGCCTTCAATATGTAATGCGTTATCAAATCTAATTGCTAGTGTAATTTGTACAGGTTCATTTGTTGAATAATCTGTATCACTATAGTTTACATTTTGTAAGAAACAACCTTCTAATTTCCATGTTTCTGTACCACCAGTGTTAACACCATCTAATATTTCGATAAACATGTCAAACTTATAATCGTTTCCAGCAACAGGAGTTGTCTGTGAATAATGGTTAACTTGTCTTTGTACCTGAGCACCGACTAATTTAGTAACTCCATTAGTAATATCATCTCTGAGTACTACTGTCACAGGATCCCATGTGTGTTTACCGTGCATGTAAATTTTAGAGTTATAACTTTCAACTATAACTTCATCATATGTTACAGCAGGTCTGGTCACATTCTGGACATTTTGTGTCATTACTTTTGCTTCGTTAGCACCAGCAAACAACGATCCAAATGTTACCCTAAAACGATATTTTAGTTTTGGCATTAAGATGCCGCCACCGCCAGCGTCACCGCTTTGGAGTGGAACACCAAATTTATCTTTTGTTGGGGCTGTATTAGTTGCCATATTGTTCTCCTACGAACTTAATTTATTTTATACATTTATTTATCATTTATTGCCTAATTTTATAATATACCCTTTTAATAAGGATATAAAAAAGGGCGGTAAAAACCGCCCTTTAGTATAGTTAAATGCTTATTAACCTGTTGAGCCCAAAGTGTTTTGGATTCTAATCGGTATGTAGATAAACTCTACTGCTTTAACTGGCTGAATTGCAACATCAATGTGTAATTCATTTCTATCAATTCTCGCTGGAGTATTGTTAGAAGTGTCACAAACTGATACATAGTCGTAAAGACCTCTTTGAATAACTAATTCGCTAAGAACTCTATCAACTACACCTTTTGCATTCAATCTGGTTGTTGAATCATTTGGTTCAAACAAGAATGGCTTAACTGCATCATCAAGTTGCTCTCTGATGTAGATAACCAATCTAGAAACATTAACTCTATCTAATGCTGATGCATTTGCGTTAAGTGTTTTCTGACCAAATATTGCTAAGCCTCTACCAGGGAAGTTACCAACTGGGTTAACTTTGTTTAGATAGTATGCATCTCTTTGACCTTCGTTCAATGCTACTGGAGTAAACTCGCCTTCTGCTGGATCTAAGTAACCAACTGAAGTTGCATTGCTAACAAGACCTCTTTGGAAGCCTGCTGGTGCAAACCATGGGAATGCCACCTGGTCATTGTATGCAAATGTTCTCAACGCCATGTGTGATGCTGGAACCATTACATTTGTACCATCTAAGTTTGTTGTTAAACCATGTGGATAATAAACAGCCGCTTGTGAAGAAGAACTTAAAAGTCCGTTCTCACCATTTTCTACTGCGTTACTACCGTTGGTTGCCCAATTTTGAACTGTTGTAGCACTTGCGTTAAGTCTAAATGGAGCATCGATAAGTGCAAAGACTGTGTCTTTTCTATCAACACTTAAACCTAACATTTCGTCTGTTAGTTCTGGATAACCTGGAACTGCAACAAGGTTAAATCTATTAGTTTCATTTCTAATATCTTCGTTAGCCGCTACTGCCGCTTGTAAACCTTTAACAACTGCTTTTCTCTGTGCCTTTCTTAAGAAAGCCATAGAACCATCTGCATGGTTGCCACTATAGTTTACCCATCTATCTCCAATTAAAACACCGCCAACAGTGTGATCTTTGATGTATTGTTTTACACCGCCGCCACTTGCTCTAGTGTTCCATAATAGCATACCTGCTGGATAAAGTGCAGGACTTGGTGCATCAGAATCGGTAGCAGAACTGCTATCTTTACGAGCATCAGCAAAAAGAATACCATCTTCACTGCTTTGATCTGTTTGATCAACTAATACCCATGCAGTACCACTGTGCTTGTAGATTTTAATATTTTCAGTATCGGAACTGTCAATCCAAATCTCACCACCTGTTAATGCTGTTGAACCATCGCTTTGTGTTGTAGGTTCACTTGCTTTAGTTTGCCAATCATCGTTGTATGTTGCCCATGCACTACCATTGTGGTACATAAGGTCGATGTTGTCAGTACTAATATCAGCATCATACCATAATGTAGCATTTGCTGTTGTACCTACTGGAGCAGTTGCTTGTGCTTCAAAACTAATGTCTTTCCAGTTAGATGCAGGAGTTGCATCCAAGTTTAATAAACTTAAAAC